GTCAAGATAGCTTTACAGCTCGCTATCGTGGCCAGGGAGAGTGGGGTGATGATTTTACGGTTCGCTTTAGTAGTGAGCAGTATTTCACTGTCCACCGGATTAATACCGTCGATGCAATAGTCGTTGCTTTGCCCGTATTCGATATGCTCAACGATGTCATCATCGAAACCGTTGATGTGCCCATTGAACCAATTGCTTCGCCATCTAACTATGCAAGCCGTGTCAACGGCGGTTTCAATTCCGTTAATAATCCACAAATTCGAATCGTTGAGCGCGAAAAAGAAGTCTTGCTCTACGTCGATCGCGACAACACTATCGAAGTTGAATTCACAGAAAGCAAAGACTCAGTTGATCTTTCTTATGTTGATCGAATTGATCTCATCATTGGAAATGAAGTCTTCAGCGATACTGATCCACGATATGCCCAGTACTTCACCAAACGAGGCAACGGTTTGCTCGAAGTGCAAATGGGCGAGCTGGGTATGCCAGTTGGCGAGTACAACTTTGCCTTTATTCTCTACACGCCAGATCATAACAAAGGCGTAGTCTGGAATTTGAAAAGCGCTTACAAGGTCATTTTTTTAAGTCATGACCTAAGTGAGAGCTAATGCAGTTCAAGCTCAATACAACTGGCATTAAGCGAGCACAAAAAGCCGTTGCGTCAATCAAGTATCAGCTTGAGCGAGCAACTGCTGCTGCACTCAACGATAGTGCTAAGCATGTGCAAGTCCGAGCCAGCCGCTCAATCGCGACGACAACTGGCTATAGCGTAAGCTCGATTAAGAAGCGCACCAAAATTTTTCGAGCATCACTCAATCAAACTATCAACAATCCTTTTGCATCAGCCAACGCAAAGCTTGAAGCAGTCGTGTTTTTTGATTCTACAAAACCGCTTAATGTCGCTCGTATCAAGGGGACGCGAGCGCTCAAATCTGGATCGATTAGTTTTAACTATCTCGGTAAACGCTACAAGCGAAGAGGGTTCTTCATCAAAGTGAAGGGCGTCAAGCTCGCTGTTCGTCATGTCCTAACAGGCAAAGAAAATCCTAAATATCGACGTGCCAAGCGCGGTAAAGTTAAAACAAGCGTGTCTGGCAATCGCTATATCTCTGGATACGTGCAATCAATCCCTGGGCCAAGTGTACCCAAGGTCTTTCGTGATCGAGTCTTTCAAGCTGAAGTTGATGCAGCCCTCATAGAATTTTATCCAAGCCGTTTCCGATATCATTACGACCGCTTTAAAAAATGATCGAGCTCACCAAAGCAGATCTGGCAGCAGCGCTGAACTGTTCGCTGACAACGCTTGAGCGCCTGGAGAAAAAGCACGGCCCAATAACGTCAAGCTACAGCACGGAGAAAGGGAATCGGCGCTACTTTTCCCTTGCTGATTTTGCGACCTGGCTGCAAGCCAAGGGTCGTGATGAAATTAAAAGCACCAAATCCGGTGAGCTCTTCGATTACGAGCAAGAAAAAGCACGGCTCACACACTTTCAGGCGAACAAATGCGCGCTTGAATACCAAACCATGGCCAAAGAGGTCATACCGGCTGAGGAGGTCGAGAAGGAACTCGTCGGCATGGCCGTGAACATACGCAAAGCCGTGATGGCGTTGCCGCGCCGTGTTGCGTATGCCTGCGCAAATGAAACTCGCGAAGCGGTCATTGAGGAGTATCTAGAAGATGAGTGCAGAGCACTACTCACCGAGCTCGGCGATGTTGCGGATTCGAGCGAACATCTCGAAGCGGATTAAACCACCACCAAAACTGTCAATGTCGCAATGGGCTGATCGCTATCGCCGATTACCGGCCATTTCCAATGAATCTGGCCGCTGGCGCACTGATAAAACCGCTTATATGCGCGAGATCATGGATGCCATCGGTGATCGTTTGATCCAAGAGGTCGTCATCATGTCCTCAGCCCAAGTCGGCAAGAGCGAGTTGCTGCTCAACGCGATCGGCTATTACTCTGAATATGACCCTTCACCGATGCTGTTAGTTCAGCCTACCATCGACAATGCAGAAAAGTTCTCAAAGCAGCGTATTGCGCCGATGATTGAGTGCACACCAGCGCTTAAAGCGACCTTTGGCGATGTGAAATCGCGAGGCAGCGGCAACACCATCAGAGAAAAGTATTTTAACGGCGGCTTTCTGTCGATCTCGGGTGCAAACTCGCCAAGCTCGCTGTGCTCAATGGCGTGTCGTATCATCTTGGCCGATGAGATTGATCGCTTTCCAGATTCGGCAGGGGCCGAAGGTGATCCGTTGAAGCTTGCGGCTAAACGAGCCACGACGTTTTCAAACCGAAAGCTGATCTCAGTCAGCACACCAACTGTTAAGAATCTCTCACGTATCGAGAAAGCGTTTGAAAGCTCAACCCAAGAGCACTACCAGCTCCAATGTCCCGATTGCTTGGACTATCAAAAGATAGTCCACGACTCGATTGTCATCATCAAAAAAGAAGATGGCCTACCAACTGAGGTACTCGGCAAGTGTGAATCATGTGGGGTACTCAATACCGAATTTGATTGGAAGAAAAATCCAGGAAGATGGAAAGCGTTTGCGAAGCACAAAAGTTGTCGTGGCTTTGCACTGAACGAATGGGTAAGCCCTTGGAAGCGCTGGCTCGAAATAGAGCTTGATTTCTTTGAAGCCAAGAAATCATTTGAGACTTTAAAAACCTGGGTGAATACAAGTGCTGGCGAAACATGGGAAGAGCGCGGTGCTGGCCTTAAATGGGAGCTTATCGCAAGTCGAGCTACTGAATGGGATCATGCTGTCCCTGATGATGTTCTCGTGCTAACCGCTGGTGTGGATACCCAAGACAATCGTTTTGTTGTTGAGATCGTTGGTCATACCGCCAATGGGTGCGATTACTCCATATCCTATGAAAGTATCATGGGCGACCCAACTGATGCTGATACGAAAAAACGCTTGTATGCTCATCTTGACCAAAGCTTTATTCACGAGAGCGGTCGCGAGCTCAAAGTACAAGTGGCATGTATTGACTCGGGTGGTCATGCCACGCAATCAGTCTATGATTTTTGTGCTCGGTTTCATTCCAGAGGTTTTTTGGCAATCAAGGGTAAGGGGGGCGATTCGATTCCCTTTGTCTCAAAACCAAAGCGCGTCAAAATGCGGCCAGGTGGTTCGCTGTTGCTCTACTCGCTTGGCGTTAATGAAGGCAAGACTCGTGTCTATCGACGCCTTCGCAATGAGGACCAAATGGCTGATTATTCGTTTTTTCCACTCGGGCGCGAGAACGAATACTTTCAAGAACTCACTGCCGAGCGACTGGTCACTCGTTCAGTTGCAGGGAGGCCATCTAAAAAATGGATTCAAATTCGGTCAAGAAACGAAGCCCTTGATTGTCGAAACTATGCCATGGCAGCACTTGAAATATTAAAACCAAACTTTGATCAAATTTTGCTACACTTAAAGCGTCAGCATGAAGAAGCGCCACAAAAAGCGCGTTCCAATAAAAATAAAAAGAAAAGCTATGTGAATAGCTGGAAAAATTAAATGCGACCTAGCGATATTACAGTGCCGCGCACGATCGTTGCCGGATATTCCTATACAGTCAAAGCCAGCGTTGGTGATTATGATCCAGCGCTCGATCAACTCAGCTTCACCATGCACGATGGTGCAACGGCTTACACGTTCTCAAGTACGCTAGCGCCAGCCGAACAATTCATCATTGATCTAAGTGATACGGCAACGATTGCATTGCTTAATGGCAGACATTTAGCCCAAATCTCGATTACTGTTAACGCTGGTACTGACCAAGCGCAACAATTTCATCTTCTGAATAAAACCATCGAAGTGAGTGCGAATGCGCTCAGCGGTGATACTCGCTCGCATGTCAAAAAAACCCTCGACAATCTTGAAGCCGTGCTCGAGGGTAAAGCCTCAAGTGATGTCAAAGCTTACACGATCGCTGGCCGCTCGCTTGAGAAAATGCCAATTGTTGAACTGATTCAGTGGCGAGATAAATACCGCGCTGAATATCGTGATGAACTTCGTCGCGAAGCCATCAAATCAGGTGGCCAGGGCGTCAATGCCTTTCAAGTGAGGTTTCGCTAATGGCTGAACCCGTCAAGTTACGACCCAAGCCTCGCTTGCGCGTCATTAGCGGGGCCAAAGCTCGTTCGTTTGAAGCGTCAATGTCTGATCGATTGGTTGGTAGTTGGACTCAAACACCGATTCCAATTAATACGCTTTTATTTCAATATCTTCGAGGCCAGCGAGCCAAGGCTCGCGAGCAGTCGATCAACAACTCGTATGTCAAACGCTATTTGCATTTGATGCGCACCAATGTGGTTGGCTCAACCGGCATTCAATTCCAAGCCCGATCGCGTGACGGTAAAACCCTTGATACCAAGGCCAATGACGCCATCGAGGCCGAATTTGCCCGATTTTGTAAACGCGAACATATCGACTTCAATAAAAAACTCTCGCTCAAAGGTATTTGCAATCAATGTGTTGGATCGCTGGCAACTGATGGTGAGTTCTTTTTACATAAACGCTACGGCGCAACCGCTGGTGAGTATAGCTTTAGCTTACAGGTCATTGATCCTGAGCGAGTTGATCTTACGCATAACGAAACCTTGAAATCCGGTAATACAGTTGTGATGGGCGTCGAGCTTAATGCGTCCAATACTATTGTCGCCTATCACTTTGCCGAGCAGGTCCACCAGATTTATGCAGCGGTGCAAACCACAACAAATCGAATTCGAATCCCAGTTGACGATATTATTCACGTTTTTATTCAAGAGTATGTTGGCCAATTACGCGGCATTCCAACGCTCTCAACGCCGTTGATGGATTTGAAGATGCTGCACGCATATAAAGAATCAGCGCTTGTTGCAGCGCGAATAGGCGCAGCCAAAGGCGGTTTCTACACCAACACGACTGAAGCCACTGATTTTGTCGGCCAGCAAACTGATGATGGCGCTTTCGTTGATGAGGTCGAGCCAGGTCGTCACCAAATTTTGCCGAAGGGCTGGAAGTTTGATGCCTACGATCCAGATTATCCACATGAGCAATATGGCAACTTCACCACAACCAGCTTGCGAGCCATTGCGAGCGGCTTGAATGTTTCGTACTCAATGCTCGCTAATGATCTTACGGATGTGAACTATTCAAGTATACGAGCCGGTGTACTCGAGGATCGTGAGCATTATAAGTGCTGGCAAGATCTGCTTATTGTCGATCTCTGCGGACCGATCTATGACGTTTTTTTGCAATTCGCCTTGCTGGCTTCAAAAATTAAAGTCAACGATCGGCCCTTGCCATTTTCAAAAGTAGATAAGTTTTCGCAGTGCACATGGCTTGGCAGACGTTGGGAATGGGTCGATCCACTTAAGGATTACAAGGCCAAAAAAGCTCAGCAAGAAGATTTTGTTATGTCAAGGACCGAGATCATTCGCGATCGGGGCCGAGATCCCGAAGAAGTCTTTGCAGAAATAGAACAAGAACAAGCAATGCTAAAAAAGCTAAGGGTCTTCAATGAAGAGCAACCGCAAGTATCAAGCGAGTAACACTGTTCATCGTGAGATGACTCGAGCAGAACAAAACGTGGTTGTGGATCTTGATAAGCGAACGATTGCATTGTGCTTTTCAAGCGAATTACCTGTTGAGCGATGGTATGGCGATGAAATATTGTTACACGGCCCAGAGAATATTGACCTGTCGCGGTTAAATTCGGGTGGTGCTTTCCTCGCTGACCACAACTGGACCGATCAAATCGGTGTTGTTGATTCGGTCACGATCGATGCGGATAAGCGAGCACGCGCCGTTATTCGCTTTAGCAAATCTGCTCGCGCCAGTGAAATATTTGAGGATATGGCCACCGGCATTCGCCAGAATGTGTCTGTTGGCTATCGAATCATTGATGGATTGGAGGAGATTAAAGACGGTCGAGATATTTTGAATGTAACAAAATGGCAACCGCTCGAAATTTCAGTTGTGAGCGTGCCAGCAGATCCAACGGTCGGCGTTGGCCGAAGCGAAAACGACAATCTATTACAAGAAAAAAAAAGGGGCTATTTCATGGATGAAGAACAAAAACGACAGCAAGCTGAACTTGCGAAAGCGAAAGCAAAAGCTGATCAAGCGGCGGCGGACGAGGCGTTAAAAACAGCTCGAAAAGAAGCTGGTGAAGCCGAAGCAAAACGAATCAAAGAGATTTATGCCGTTGCGACTCGCTTTGGCATGCTCAAAGACGCTGAAGCGGCAGTCAATAACAATACTGAAGTTGAAAGCTTTCAACGCAGTGTGCTTGAGAAGCTTTCAAACCAGCCAAAATCTGGTATTGAGCGAGCTGAAGATCCAAGCATTGGGATGCACGATAAAGAAAAGGAGCGCTATAGCTTTGTGCGCTTGCTCAACGCACTCAGTAATCCAGGTGATACCCGAGCGCAAAAAGAGGCTGCTTTCGAGTTCGAGTGCGCTGATGCAGCGGTCGAGAAAATGGGCAAATCCAATCGAGCCCAAGGGCTTGTCATCCCACACGATGTGTTAACCCATCAACGGGCAGTCACTGTCGGCGGCACTGGCGGTAATCTTGTCGCTGAAAACCTCCTCACCGGCTCATTCATTGATTTGCTTCGCAGTCAAAGTGTGTTGCTGATGCCTGGTATGGCCACTTTTTTACCTGGTTTAACTGGTAACGTCGCAATTCCGGCGATGACAGGTGGTGCAACAGGGTATTGGGTCGCTGAAAACGCCAACGTTGGCGAAAGCGATATCACCTTTGGGCAAGTTGCGCTCACGCCAAAAACGATGGGTACTTTTACCGATCTTTCTCGTCGTTTGCTCAAGCAAAGCTCGCCAGAAGTTGAAACGTTAGTTCGGCAAGAGCTTGCGCTTCGCATGGCAATCACACTTTCAAAAGCAGCAATTGCTGGCACTGGCACAAACAA